CTGCGTCATCAATACTCATCTTCATCTTCCGTATAACTCTCTAGATCTTCTTCAAACTTGTGTAGCCTGTTGATAAACTTATCTTCAAACCTGTCAAGTAGTTCTTCAGCGGATATTTCTAATGCCTCCACGAGATCATCAGCATCGTAGCGCACTAGTATGCGTTCTTTAATCTCATCCATTGTCAGTGACATGATTCATATACTCGTCAACTGTGTAAAACTCAAAGCCTTCCTTATCGCACCATTGTCCCATTGTCATCTTCGCTCCCTTGCGTACTTTCTTGTTAGGATCAGACAGCACAAAAATAAGTTTGATCGGGTCTATACTGTCCCGTATCGCTGTGTATTTCTGTGTGTCTCCTGTTCTAAAAAATCCTTTAGTCTCTATGTAGTCGCCTGTCTTCTTGTCAACAAAGTCTGGCTTGTACTTCCTGTGCATCACGTATGGTACATCGTATGGCTCATACAGGTATCTACGTTTCGGCGCTAGCTCTGCAAACTTCTTCTCTAGCCCTGATCGGTAGAAACTACTCTTACGTGATCTCTTGGACTTTAGGCTCATTTACTACCTCCGTTAAGAACCTTGGCCCTGTTGAGTACAGAAAAGTACGTAGCTCTGGATAACATGAATGCTTGTACTGACAGTAGGAACAGTTTGTGGGTAATCGCATATTTCCACTTTTGCCATCCTCTAGAGGCTCCGCGCATACTGGTGGTAGTTCCTCTGCCTCTACTAGCTTTTTTACGTGTCGTATCCTTTCGGCAATGTCACCTTTGATAGCCTTGTACACTGGTGCCTCTGTGTCCTCTAGATCGTACTGTAGGTACGTCAGATGACCGTTAGACTTGTCCATAGCCAGCCAACCGAACTTGGTCTCACCTTCTGAATGTGCGTATGCCTTGATCTGATCGACGTACCCAAACGGATCATCATAGGCCAACGTAGCATTCTTGAACTTCTTGAAACCGTAGGGGCTTGCAGACTTGATGTCAGTCACCACACCATCAATCTTGCAGTCCATGTGACCAGTGATGCCCTCTACCTCACAGACCTTCTGCTCATCGGTGATCGTGTGTCCCGACATGCGGCACAAGAACAAGAGCATTTCCTCTATCAGGTGTCCGTACATGAACTTCACATACGTGTGCCCTTGGATCTCCTCTCCAGCGCCTGTGTCGTTGTAGTGGTGCCATAGGTATCTATCGTCTCTGCCTATGTTGGACAGCCGTAGCTTACGTCCGTCACGAGGCGCATCCTCCTTACCGTTTACCCACATTCTACGGGCATCTCTAGCTTTTACAGCAGCAGGGTTGTCCTTGTAGTACATAGGTTTTCCGGTAGTCGGATTCATTTTAGTGCGTTTCTGCCCAGCTTGTGCCAATTTGATACTCCCCTGCAAGTTTGCAGTTTAAGTTAAAGTGTATACCTGCTGCCTCTAGACAAGAGACTGCAAGCTGTCCGAACTTCTCAGCCTGAGATGCTTTAACCTCTGACTGAACCTCATCATGGATATTGCCTACGATCTTATAGTCCATACCCCATAGTTTAGCATACTTATCCAATATAATCAACCCCTGTTTCATCACCAGTGCTCCTGCGCTCTGCAACAGGGTATTGAGTGCTGCATGCTCTGATCGTATCCATAGCCTTCTACCGTCTAGTCCATTGATCCAACCCTGTACTGCCTCTTGACTAATTCTTCCTTTAAGAGCCGCATATGCTGGGAGATTAGACATAAATCGCTCTCTAAGCAGTCTACCAGCACTTGCGCCTCCTCCCGCCACCGCACCAAGTTTCGCATCTCCTGCTCCGTAGAGTAGCGCGTAGATGAAAGTTTTTGCCTGATCTCTTGATTCAAGTCCCGCAAGCTGCTGGTTAGCAGTATGGATGTCTCCTCCAATGACTTCATTTGTGTAGTCCTCATCGTTCATGTAATGGGCCAACATGCGTAGCTCTAGGCCACTAGCATCAAAACCCACGAGTTTATACCCGTCAGGCACTGTCCAGCAGCGTCTACAGTCTTCACCGTAGGGTGCTCTGGATGCAGGCACCTGCGCCAAGTTAGGCTTAGCATGTGTCATTCTGCCGGTCACTGCACCGTTAGTATTGACCTTCCCATGCACACGGCCTGTGTCATCGTCTACCGCATCTATCCAAGACTGCACCTGTGCTATGCGTTTCTGAACCATCAGGTACTCTGATATCAAAGCTGCCTGGGGGATGTCCTTGATTCCCTCCAAGACCTTCTCATCAACCATAGCCTGTCCTGTCTCAGTGAACTTGCACGGCTTCCAGCCATAGTACTGTAAGTATCTGCCAATCTGCTGTCGTGACCCCAAGTTAAACTCAGGGTAGTCTACTCTAGAAAAAGGGCCACCCACGGTCTCCCAAGAGTCTCCCAAGAACTTCAAACCTACGACAGAGATGGCTCCATCCTTTTTTACTTTAGGTTGTATCTCCTTAACGAATGTTGGTAGTGGTCTGAAGGTATCCTGTACTGCATCCTCCAGATCGTTCAGTTTCTCGCGTAGCGTAGAGACCAGTTCCGTAGCTCTCCTGTTGTCCAATAGCCAGCCATTACGCACTTGTTGTTGTGTTATATCCTGCACCTTGTGCTCTAGATCCACAGACTGCTCACTGAAGTTACGTAGATCCCACTCCAGCTTATTGTAGAGTGCTGCTGTCACCTCTACGTCACGTTTGCAGTAGTCTATCATTTCCTGTGACAGGCAACTCCAGTCCTCATGGTCTCCCTTGGGAAACTGTAGCCTCTCACCCCATGCTCTCAGTGAGTGCCCCTTGTCTAGCTGTGGATTCGCTAGTCGAGACATGACCAGTGTGTCCTTAACACGATCTTTGTCTATCTCAACGTCCCACAGACGCTTCAGGACAGGAATATCGTAGCCCAGTAGGTTATGGCCTACCACATAGCCATCGCCCTCCAGAGCGGCTTTTAGAGACTCAGGATCATAGTGCTCTTGTAGCACCCCGTCCTGCATCGTGACTACAATCCACACTTTAGTAGGCTTTAGTCCGTCAGTCTCTGCATCTAAAAAGATGGGACTACAGGGCATTTGGCACCTCCTGTGGTTTTGCTGTTTCCATCATCCTGCCAGTGACCTTATCGTACTTCAGCCAGCAGCAGGCTCCTGTTAGGCCAGCGTAGCGATTCTTGAGCACACGCACTGTGGTTGTATTGCGTATCTGCTCGTTGTCGTTCTGCTGGTCTCTCTCAAGCCCTATCACCATGTCCGATAGCTGTGCAATGGACTGAGAGCCTCGTAGCTCACTTAGGCTAATCTGCCCACCGTCCTCGTGTGCACGGCCCTGAGTGCGCCTCAAGTGTGACACGAGAAATAGTCCTATGCCTAGCTCCTGCACCAGTGACCGTAGCTTGGTCATAATAGCGTCGATGGCCTTGCGCTCATCTCCATTCTCTTGTGCTGACACTACGATGGACAAGTGGTCTAGAATGATCCACTTGCAGTCTAACGCTTTTGCCATGTAGCGCACGCGAGCCAACAGATTGTCTTCGCTTGTGCTACCCCAGTGATCGAACAGGTAGTAGCGTCCAGTGCCCATGGTTTGCTCCCAGAACGGGAAGGCAACGTCAGGGTCTAGATCCTCCTCTAGGTGCAATGGACAGTCTGATGCAATGGACATGATGCCAAGAGCGGTACGTGCTATGTCTTCCTCCAGCGCGAGGATGCCTATGTTGTCCTCCGTCGCGTTTAGTAGGTAGTACTCTAGCTCGCGTACCATCTGGCTCTTGCCCATACCGGAGCCACTAGTGATCGTCACCAGTTCGTATGGACGGAAACCCTTGGTATGAGTGTTTAGTCCTTGCCATGGGTACGGTATGCTCTGCACCTTGATCTTGCTGGTCAGTGCGCCCCATGTGTCCTTACCACTGATGATGCCATCGGGCTGATAGACCCTAGCGTCCCACCATGCACTGGTGAAGTCCTTGATCTTGTTAGCCTGTAGCATATCGCTAGCGTCCTTCATAGGCAGCTTAACGATTCTCAGCTTGTTAGGGCTAAATAAGTCCTTGACTTCCTCAACGGCTTGCTGTCCGGCCTTATCGTTGTCAAAGCACAGCACGACATTCTCGTAACCCTCTAGCCACTCTAGCTGTTCCTTGATCTCCTTAGCAGCAGCAGAAGCACCAGAGCGTAGGGACACTACGTCATACTTGCCACCCACCATTTCAGAGACAGACAAGCAGTCCAGTTCACCCTCAGTGATCGTCAGGTACTTACCGCGCCCCTTGCACACTTGCTGACCGAACAGACCGACACCTTCAGTGCTACCAGTGACAAAAAAATCTTTGTTTTTCACTAGGCGTACTTTGGTGCCCTTGATCTCGTCGGCATCGCAGGCGTAGTACGGGTATATGTGCTTCGATATTTTACCCTGTGAGTCGTACTCAACCGTCACACCATACTTTTTGCATGTGTTCTGACTGATACGTCTGTCAGGAATATCCGCAATGACTCCTGTTACTTCCAATTTTCTCCTTAGCGGCGTAGGTTCTACCGCAGGTTTGTCCGTGGGTCTGCCTACAGCGTGGCAGGAGAAACAATAGCTCCCACCATCGCTGTAGACTGCCTTGGCATCGCTAGAGCCACACTTGTCGCATGGCTCATGCCCTATGAACTTAGAGTGCTGCGTCAACACCTGCCGCACCCATTTCTAACACGCGAATGCCATCCATGTACACGGGCACACCGTACACTGGGTGCTCGTCACCGTACTTGTACGAGATACGAACCGTAGAGCCTGATGGAATATCACCAGCAAACGGTTCACCCTCTGCGTCAATAACACGCACTGGGTATTTGCTAGCGAACTTTCGCTGTAGAATCTCATCAGCACCTTCGCCATATGATTTCAAACGGACACCCTTGCTGGACAGTTCGTTACTGGTCTCATCGTTAAGAGTCAGAGTTACAGTATACCGTCCAGTATCCTTGCCCTCGAAAACCTCAGTCTCTTTGACGTTTACGAACATCGCCTTGCCTTCAATTACCGCCATCTATAGTTCTCCTGTATGTAGCGATTGAACAATTGTGTATAGGTTTTTTTGTCTATACACTAGTATTATACACCCTTCGTTTCTATAACGCAAGCTCTTGTTGCACATATTCCCTATATTCTGGTTCCTCCTGTTGAAACATTGCCTCATTAGACTCGTGTAGGCACTCGTCGCATAAATCTAGAAACTCTCCAGACACTCTGTCTTTACGTTTTAGCTCGTGGTCTTCGAGTAGTACATTGCATGCCTTGCATCGCATTAGTGTATCTCCTGTGCTGCGAATAGTCCGTCGTGCAGTTGTTGCACTTCTGTTATGGTTCTGTTTTCTAGGTCATGTGTCATCCATGATGCTGCCATGGCTAGTAATTCCTGTACGCTGCATGCGTTCAGTTTATAGTCTACCAGATCACGTATCATTAGATCAAGAGGATCTAAGTTATCACTGGGGTCTGTTATGTCTTCGTCGTAACTGTATGAATCGCTCATAAT